CTTTTCAATATTTTGGGTCTCTGTAATCCGGGTTAAAAAGGGGATTTATGAATTTAGAAATGACTGAGAAAGAGATTTATGAGGAATGCCTGTCGCAATTAAAGATCCGGCATTCAGACACGAATCATTATTTGATTCCACTGAAGATGTATGTCCGTGCGTTGGTTAAAGCCGACAAACTTCTGTCTGAAATCCTTAATGAGGACGCAACAATTCAACACACGAATAAGGCTGGACATACCAACGATGCCAGTAGTCCGAAGGTGAGGATGTGGGCGCTGTTCAACGAACAATCCATGAAGTTAGGTAAGGATCTAGGGCTGAATTTACACCAGGCAAAGGCGGGAAGACCGGCTAAAAAGAAGAAAGAGTTTGGGCCGATGAAGGTTAACAAAAGTGCTTAAACTATGCCCAACGCCAAGCAACGTCAAAAGAAAAAAAGTGCAGCACAGGAATATGCCGACTGGGTTCTGGCCCCTCAGAATCATTTCAAAACAGGGAAATATATTAAGGATGCGGCTAGGCGATTCAATGAAGATATAAAACGCACTGACATCTGGGAATTTGACGAAGAGGCTGGTCTACACTGTATAAGATTTATTGAAGAGAACCTCTATCACTGGGAGGATAAATGGGCGGGTACGCGTGTCGTTTTAGAACCTTGGCAGAAGTTTATTTACCAACAGATCTATGGATGGAAAGTAAAGAAAACAGGCCTGCGCAGGGTGCGAACGGTCTTTATTGAGATCGCAAAAAAGAACGCAAAGACGAGCATGTGTGCTTTCCTTGCACTATACCATTTATTTGATGATCACATTAATGCGCCAAAGGTTTTCGTCGGTGCGAACAATCACGATCAGGCTAATATCTGTGTCAATTGCGCGGGTAAAATTATCGAAGAATCACCGGACCTCGCTGAGTACGTAGCTGACGATTCAGTGCAGCTATCGAAGTATAACGGTGACATCTACAAAATAACCCACAATGACCGTAATGGGTTTATCAAGACTATGCCGAAGGAACCGGCGACGAATGAAAGCAAGCAAGCTGGAGGGAAACACGGAATAAACCCATCGTTAGTGGTGATTGATGAGTACGCAATGGCTGACAGTGACTCCTTATTAAACACAATGGAGAATGCACAGGGCGCCAGGGAAGAACCGTTGCTTGCATGCATCACTACGGCTGGTCACAAGAAGCAGGGGCCATGCTTTCAGAAGCTACGCGACACCGGAATAAAAGTAACGGAAGGTACACTACAGGATGACTCATTCTTGGCTTTCATCTATGAGATCGACAAACCACTCGACGAAGATGGAAAGGCTAAGGATATTGATATCGGTTATCTTATCGGCCATCCTGAGGTATGGGAACAATCCAATCCGAATTATAAAGTATCAGTGTTCGATACATTCCTTAAAAGCCAATTGACCAAAGCGGCGAACGAGGGAGGATCTAAGATGGTCGATGTGCAGACCTTCAACTTTAATATCTGGGTCGATTCCCCTGAGGTTTTCATTCCTGCGGAGATCTGGAACGCTAACTCATACGGATCACATCCCGAAGAACTATTCGGTGAGGAATGCTACGGCGGAATTAAACTGGTTGGCGCAAAGGGTCTAAGCGCTTTTGCTTTGCTTTTTCCAGGGGAAATAACCCGAATTAAGATGTTTTTCTGGATGCCTGAATCCTACATCCATATCAACTCAGATGGCTTTGATGGATATGGAAAATGGAAAGAATATATAAAGATAGATGCTGGCAACACGGTTGAAAATACTTGGGTTTCAGAGTGGTTGGCGGAGGAAATAAGCAAGTATCATATGCACTCTTTTGCATTCCCGAAAGGAAAGGATAATGACGACATCGTTCAACATCTTATTAAGGGAGGCATAGTCGGAAACCCTATTTCACAAACGGTTGGAGCGATTGGAACTCCAACCAGCCAGTGGGAAGATATACTAACATCGCTAAAAATTGAACACTACAACAATCCCGTTCTCGCGTGGATGAATGGTAATTGTAATGTCTTACGAAAAGCGGCGGGTATTAGAGTGGAAGAAGTCGGGAGTAAAACAGTGGGCATATCTGCATGTATAAACGCGTTAGCCCAATGGAAAAGTATTGGAGCCGACGGAATCAATTCAATAGGAATTTTATACGTATGACATTCGAAGAAGTAAACGACGATCTTGGGTTATCGATGAAACCATACCGGGTTGTCGCTTGTCTGGCGGTTCATGGTCGATTGCCACTACTTAAACACACCATCGAAAGGTTATATAAAAAGAACGGATGCTATAAGGTCGTTTGTGCCGGGGATGGACAGGAAGAGAAGAAACTTTGTGATTCATTGGGGGCCATCTGGACACCGCATCGAAACAAACCTTTGGGAATGAAGTGGAACGCAGCCTTTCAAAGGGCCAAAGATTTCAATCCTGACGCCGTTGTTTTCGTCGGATCTAGCGATTGGCTGTCAGATAATTGGTTTCAAGTTATGTGGCCATATGTAGAAAGGTATGGATTTGCCGGGGTTCCTGGTTGTTCGCTGTTGGATATAGGTGAATCAGTTCGTGCTGTAGCATGGCCGGGGTATAGAGGATACAGGGCAGAACGCGAGGATGAATGTATTGGCATAGGCCGGATGCTATCGCGACGACTGATGGAAGCTATCGACTGGACTCCATTTGACCCGCAATCAAATAACTCATTGGATAGAAGCATGAAGGATCGGTCTGCAATAAGGGACTACGTGGACTTTATGATTCATGATACATCTTTAACGGCACTAAGTTTGTCAACAAGTGGGCCGTATAAATGGCCGAAAGATCAGAAGAACAACCACGACTTTGAAATGCAATGGACTAACATAATTCCAAGCGAAAAGATTAATCCAGAATTGATAATCAACAAGTTTCCAGAAGCAAACGACTTAATAGATGCCCTCAAGAATTACCCAAGGCTACGTCAGCAAGTCAATCGCTGACTTTCCATTTCATCAGATATATTCCCTGGATGATTATAATAATAACAGTATTCCGTCTGTCTTTTTTGGGGCCTATCGGTACGAAGACATTCAAATAATCAACAATCACAAAGGGCTAACGGTAGTTTTCTGGACAGGACAGGACGCACTCGACCATTCATCTTTTTTTATCAAAGAATGTAAACACGTCACGGCTCATCCGAAAGTTTATGATAAACTTATACAGGAATTTAATGATGTAAAACTTGTCAGCCCGGCGAGTTTCCTTAATGAGTTACATCCGCAGAAATTAGGCACAAAGATTTACGCCTATTGCCCTGACTCAGCACCAAATTATCACGGTAAGAAAATTATAGATGAACTCAGATGCAGTAAGTTAGGGCCAGATATTATTATAGGAACTGGTGAATGGACTCAGACAGAATGGAGAAATGGAATGGCTGATTTTTGTTACAACGAAGTGGGAATAGGGCTTTGTCTTTCTGACTTTGCCGGCGGAGGATTGTCAATTATTGAAATGGGCTTACGTGGAATTCCGGTGGTTACAAATGTTTTTAATCTTCCTAACTGCATTCCGTGGCGAGACGCTCAGGATGTGTCAGATATTATTGACAATGAAAGATCAAAGATAGGATCGGTTAACCGGTCCATAGCTCAATCCACCTGGGATGCTTTAGATCACAACCATTATTGGCTAAAAGTATAATTTAAAATTTTATGATAACGAAAACCATACCCACAACAACGGCTAGTGATTTGCTAGGCTATGTCGAATGTAAAACTTGTCTCTTTGATGCGACCATTGCAACCATCCACGAAGACGGAGATTGTGAATACTGCAAGCTACAAACCGCATTAAGAGAACAAGCGCGTGAACCGTGGGATAAGGTACTAGAAAGAATTAAAAAGAAAGGTGAGGGACGAAAGTATGACGCTTTGATTGGTATCAGCGGAGGGGAAGATAGTTCTGTTCTTTTATATCTAGCTGTGAAAGTTTGGAATCTTCGGGTGCTGGTCCTACACATTAACAACCGGACGAATATGCCTGAAGCGACAAATAATATTAAGGTACTACGTGATAATTTAAATGTCAACTTCATTGAATGGTTTCCTGCAGTAGACGAATACGATGACCTAACCGACTCACTGTTAAAAGCTGGCGTTCAGGATGCGGATCTGGCCAATGACGTACACATGGCAAAGCTTACTTTCAAGTTTGCAAAGGACAATGGAATAAAAGTAACATTAAACGGCCACTCATTCCGGGAAGAAGGTTCAAGTCCTAAAGCGTGGAGTTTTTTGGATACAACCTATTTGCTGGACATCTACAAAAAGATTACTGGTAAAGATTTGTATTACTATGAAGTCCTTACTTTATGGGATCAAGTCCATGCCGGTCTTATCGGAATGGAAAGAATATCACCTTACCACTACGCCGATCACGGACGGGCTGACATCATCAAAAAGCTAAAGGAACTAGGCTGGCAGAGTTACGGGGCGAAACACGGCGAAAATATTTACACCATGTTTGTCGGCAACTTCCTTTTACCTTCTCCTAAATTCAAAATTGATAAGCGTAGAACGTATTTGAGTGCTGCGATACGGGAAGGTCGAATGACTAAAGTGGAAGCAAAAGAAATATTATCTAAGCCGTTGGAATTTAATTTGAAGTTATTAGGAAAACGGAAAGAGCATATCTTACATCTTGTAAACAACTACCCTCAACGCCCACGGTCGGAGTACAAACAAACGAATTATAAAAGATTGAAACCGTTGCTTTGGTTATTGGTAAAGTTCAAAGTATTTCCGCTTACCGCGTTTCGTAAGTATTGTGCATAATCAAAATAATATTATGATACGGAAAAAGTACCAAAAACATGGTTTGACTGGAACGAGCCTGTACAGCAAATGGGAAGGAATGCTACAACGCACGACCAACCCAAAGGCTCCCGGATATAGATTTTATGGAGAACGCGGAATCAGAGTTTGTGACGAATGGAGGAGTGATTTTAAGGAGTTTTATAATTGGGCGATAGTCAACGGGTATAAGGATGAGCTAGAGATAGACAGAAGGAACGGCAATATGGATTATTGCCCAGATAATTGTCGATTCGTAACAAAGTCTGAGAATAGTAAAAACGTAAGACGGAATTTGAATTGGGGAATAATAAAAATGTACAATGGTAAGGTAAGAGTTCAAGTTCAGCGTGATGGTACGATATACAGATTAGGTACGTATGTAGACGTCAATGAAGCAAGAATCGAAAGGGATAAATTTGTAAGAGGTGAACGAGGACCTAAGACATACAGGCCGGATAAAGGAATTTACAAAAGTAGATCTGGAAAATTTGTTGTTCATGTGGTTAGTAAAAGAAAATGTTACCACGTTGGGACATATGAAACAGTTGATGAGGCCATAAGAATGAGAGATAATTTTACACAAACAGCATGAACCGTTTAGAGTTCGCCAGAACCCACAAAGAGGAATTTCCACCTCACGAAATACATCCATCAGCTTTTATATGGCCGCTTTCCGTGGTAGGCATGGATGGCTTTGGTTACGTTCGTCAGGAAGATGGGACGTTACTTAAAATGCCACACGCGGGGAACGTAGTTATTGAAAAGGATGTAGAAATCAGGTCCTATGTCACAGTTGACAGGGCTGTTAAAGGTTCAACAGTTATCCAAGAGGGCACGCGCATAGACCATCATTCACATATAGCGCACAACGTTAAACTAGGCCGACACAACACTCTAGCCAACGGTTGTATAATCGAAGGATCATGTGAGATAGGAGATTTCAACACGTTCGGCGCTGGGGTTATCGTTCAGCGAAAGGTTAAGGTAGGAAGTCACTGTATTTTTGGAAGCGGGGCCGTTGTAACGAAGGACGTGGAGGATTATTCAGTGATGGTGGGCAATCCCGCTAAACTTCTGATAAAGAATGGCTAAGTACCTATTCCTGGTTGCTCATGTAGACGATGCTGAGATTTCATGCGGTGGATTAATAGCTAAACTTATTGAGCGGGGCGATTTCGTCCATGTGCTTTCAATCACAGATGTTTACAGTGATATAAATCTATACGATGAATTTGAGGCGTCGATGAAACTACTGGACGTTGACATTTACCAGACAGATAACTTTAAAACCAGACAGTTAAATAAACATCCCAACGACATTGCAGATCTGGCGCGTTACTGGACATCTGGATTCGATTATGTCTTCACCCATTCAGCAGAGGACCGCCACGACGATCATAGAACGGTAGCCGAACAGGTCAGACGGGTTGTGAACGGTAACCTTGTCACGTTCATGACTCCCTGCAACGGCAATGAGAATTCAAACTACTTTGTAGAACTCAATGATGAGCAACTTGAAAAGAAGATCGAGGCTATTGCTTGCTATCGCTCTCAGGTTCACAGGCCGTATATGCAACCGGATTTTATACGTGCTCAGGCTATTTTTAACGGTGTAAAGTGCGGGGTCAAATACGCTGAGGGCTACCGTATTATAAGGAAAGTGGAATAATATTTGTTATTTTTGATATGATCACGCAAGGCAACGCGAAGGAAATGCCCGTTACGCTGCAAGGCTGAAGCCTGGCTTACCGCTGGGCTTTTTTTCTTCTGCTTCTTACCGATTTGAAAGAATCCCAGTTCATGTAAGGAGCTTCACCTACACTTTCCCTAAAGTAATTACTTGCCGCGTCGAATGCGTCAGAATAAGTTTTTGTTTTAGGAAGTTGCTTTTCAAATTCAGAATTGAAGGATTTAAAAAATGAAGTTTTATTCATTTCTCGGTGGGGTTTGGCAAATTTAGGCAATTACGGTAAACGTAGTTAACTGTTTGGGGTGGTTTTTACACGTAGTTGACATAGTCAACCGTAGAATCAAGTCTAAATTTCCTCATTCGTGGCGAAATGGGGTTAAGACAGTTTTTCAAAAACGTCGTATCGCTTGGTTCTGCGCGTTTGGATGAAACCGAACAGCGTACAAGTCAGGTTTTCTCTCTTCTCAACAACGACTTAGGCCATTATTTAAACAACATAGCCACCGCATCAAGCTATTCGCCTGTAGGATCCACATCCATGCGGGTTTCTACGGTGTTTACTTGTGTGATGGTTCGCGGCGAAAGTCTTTCCACACTCCCTGCCAGTGTTAAACAATTTACAGCCAAAGGGTCAATCACCCGGTCGGATAATAACATTCACAAACTAATCCACGAGCAGCCCAACCCATACCAAACGGCGGCGCAGTTCTGGAAATCAGTTTCCATAACTATTGACCTACACGGTAACGCCTATTGCCCAGTGACTTACTCTGGACGGATTCAGCCTACACGTATTGATTTTATTCCTGATAACCAAGCCGTTACAATGTACGAAACGCCTGAAGGACCGACCTACGAATATCAGGGAAAGGTTTATCGTAGCTGGGAGATGCTGCACTTTAAGGATATGTCTTTGGATGGCAAAACCGGGATTAGTAAGATAGCCTATAACGCGGAAACGATAGGTTATTCAAGGAAGCTAAAGACTTTCGGATCAAATGCGATAGGAATAAAACCTCCTGGGTATTTCTCCACGGAAGCAGGGTATGATGTAGTCAAAAAGAATGAGGAAAATATAGCCAAAGGATGGAAGGATAATATAGCGGCTGGCAATACACCGTTGATTCCTTTTGGATTGAAGTATAACAATCTACAGATCAATCCCGGGGAAGCTCAATATCTGGATTCCATCGAAGCTACGAAAGAAGACATTTATGCAATCTTCCGGGTACCTCCTACACTAGCTCAGAATTACGCAGAAACGCCGTACAATACAGCAGAGCAACAGGACTTAGTTTTTATAAAGTACACGATGCTTCCTATTGTGACCAATCTGGAGCAGGAATGTAATATGAAACTCTTTCCTGAATCGAATAAAAATTCAGCCGAACCATTATACGTCAAATTCAACGTCAATGCATTTATGCGTGGAGACTTCCAGGCTAGAACCGAAGGCTATAGAACACTGTGGCAGTCTGGAATGATGTCAGGAAACATGGTAGCTGACCTAGAGGACTATCCTCATTACGAAGGTGGTGATGAGCGGTTTGTTCCAATGAACATGATTCCTCTTTCCAAGATGGACGCTTTTCTATCTACGCTCACTAAACCTGTAGACTCAACGGCTGGCAATCCGGGCGGTAATCCTCAACGAAATGGTGTAAACAATTTAAACGGTCATCATGCAAACTAAAGATTATATCGAAGCAATCGACGGGGCTGAACGGCGGGTATTTGCCACGTTGACAGACGTCGAAGTTCGTGCAACAGAGGGGAAACCCTCAGAAATATTCGGGTACGGTGCTGTATTCAATGCTGACAGCATGGTAATGCGGACGTCAAGGGGAGAGAAGTTCATCGAACGGATAGAACGCGGGGCTTTTGACCATCTACTGGATGACAACGGGATAATGATTCTGTTCAACCACGATGCAAACTTTCCATTGGCCAGAAACAAGAGAAGCGCAACAATTGGAGCCGATGAAACGGGGCTTTGGTATTCGTTTGAACCCCCCACCTCACCAATGGGGCAGAACATTCAGGAAAGTATCCGAAGGGGTGACGTTAAAACGTCTTCTTTCTCTTTCAAGGTTTCAGAACAGAACGAGAAGTGGGAAATAAGAAAAGGGGAACCGTCAATCAGGACTATTAAAAAGTTTGATAAGGTTTTCGACTTGGGGCCGGTAACGTTCGAAGCCTACCCAGACACAATGGTAATTACTCGAAACTATTCAGTATTCGATGATTATAAAAAGGATCTAGCGGAAATGGATTTAGTTGCCATGAAGCTACAATTAAACATAAAAACAAAATGAACCGACTAAAAAACTTACTCGAAGAAAGAGCAAGAATAGAGGGCGAAATGGCAGCTATTTTTGCTAAATGTGAAACCGAAAGCCGTTCACGGACGACTGAGGAAAAAACAAAATGGGAAACCCTAAAAGGTCAGGTTGATGGAATGCTTTCTGAAATCAAAGACCTTGAAGCTCAGGAACAAATCAATCAACGTGCCGCCAGACCAGTTGTAAAGGCTGGGGAATCTGTAAAAGTTGACGATGACAAACCTGTATCACTGAGGAATCAGATCAAGGCATGGCAGGAAGAAAACCGCTCTGTAATTGACGCTATCCGCAGAGGTGAGCGCAGGGATTTGAATCCGCTGGAACTTCGTGCTGATGATCCTATGACGACTGCTACAGTGAACTCTGGATCATCTGTATTTCTTCCGAATGCTGGCGCTGCTCCTGGTGGAGTGGTTGACCTAGTAAGGACACAACCGACTTTCTGGAACCGTCTCACTAAGGGTTCGACAAACCTAAACCCTCTTTACTGGGTGAACAAAAGCAACAAGCAAGGCGCCGCTGATTTCATTGGTGAGGGTGTGTTGAAGCCTCTCGCTTCCATTGATTTGGTGGTTGAAACCTCCACAGCTAAGAAGGTAGCTGAACGGATGAGGGTTTCTACTGAACTTTTGAATGATGTCCCAGGCTTTGAGTCATTGATTCGTAATGAATTGATTTATGAGATCCAAAAACATGCCAACGATGCAGTATTGACAGGCGTAGCGTCAAGCACCGACCCTGCTGGTATCACGACTATAGCTAGTGCTTTCACGCTCACAACTATCGAAGCCGGAACCGCTCCAACGTATACAGATGCTATCCGTGCGGCAATCGCACAACTTCAGTCACTGGGTTACACGGACAACATCGTAGCTTTTGTCAATCCAATTGACGCGGCCAACATGGACCTGTCAAAGAGTTCAGATGATGGCCATTATTTGTTACCTCCGTATGTTTCTGCTAACGGCATGATAGTGGCAGGGGTTCCCGTAGTCATTGACAACAACATCCCGGTAGGAAACTTTCTGGTTGGGGATATGACAAAGTATAAAATATTGATGGTTCAAGGACTTACCATCAAATGGGGACTTGACATGGATGACTTCTCAAAGAACCTTATCACAGTGATTGGGGAGATGAGATTCCATCAGTATTTCAGTGCTAATCATGCTGGAGCGTTCATATATGACTCTTTCGCCGACGTTACTGCAGCAATCACAACTACTTAATATGGAAGCAAAAGCAAAAAAAACCAATCGGTACATTCCGGCACCTGGGCCAGTGAGTTTAAGGAAAGATGTTGAACAAGTGGCGACACTCGAACACCCTACGCGGCCTGAAGGGCAGCGGTTCAAGGTGACTAAGGCGCTGGCGGAAATGAACAAGCGTAACGGCTGGGCAAAGTGATTGTAAAACTTTTAGAAGATAGCTCGTTGTACGACCTCCACAAAGGGCAGGTGATTAACATCCCTGATGAGATCGTACACGAGTTAATCTCTAAAGGAATTGCAACAAGAGAGAAAGCTATTAACATAGAAGCATATGATGCCCTGGATGATGCAAAGGATAGGGATGAACAGCAGATTAGTAGACGATGATATTTCAACGATAGTCACGCTGGTAGATTTTAATGAGTGGTTGAAGTGGGATAGTTCAGAAGAAGAAAACACACGGATGGCCTGCCTTCAGGCGGCGATAAAACAAGCTGAACAATACACACGCAGAACACTTCTAAGGTCAACTTGGCGAACTTACTTGGAATACTTTCCATCGTGTGTAACGCTCGATGTGTTGCCTGTTGTTACTTCCTCCATAGTCATTAAGTACTTCGATGTTGACAACGTTGAACAAACCCTAGCCACTACTGAATACTTTGTAAAAGAAAACCGGGACGATTACACGGAAATCATCTTTCATGGCACAATGCCGAGTATCTACGACAGGTATGAACCGATTTATATCAAATACACTGCTGGATATGAAGAAGGGTATTTACCGGAAGGAATCAAGGTAGGAATTTTACGAAAGGCTACGGATAGTTTTGAGAAGCGTGAAGACGAAAGCAACTCAACACAAGAGGCGCATAAGATGTGGTTCCCTTATAAGATGCTATGAGACTACTGTTCTTCACACCGGTTTGGAAACGACCTCAGATAACGGAGATCTGTTTTATGGGAATCGCCCGGTTGAGGGGATTGGGCATACATAAAATTGAGGCTCTTGCGATCATCTCAGAGGATTCAATGAAACCGTTATGCGAGAAGTACGGAATTGAATGGTGCTTTTATAAGAATGATCCGCTCGGAGAAAAGAAGAACTACGGACTATCGGTCGCTTTGGAAAAGGACTTTGACTACTTGATTGAAATTGGGTCCGATGATGTGCTAAAGAACGAGTTTCTAAATCTGTACACATGGGATTTCCCGGTAATGCGGCTAAGGGATTTTATGATTATGGATTCTGTGACGGGTAACTGTCGACTGATAACCGGTAAAATTCCAAAGTATGGTACAGGGGTCGCGATACATAAAGACGCTTTGCCGCGGAAGATATGGCATGATAAAGCCCAGAAAGGATTGGATAACTCACTGATGCTACGAATGGCCATAAACGGTCAGGTTCAGAAGTGGTTTAAATCTGATAAGCCGTTATCACTGGACATAAAAAGTGAAGTGAATATTTGGGCTTATAACAAAGTTGGTGAAAAGTATCCAACTGAATTGGCTTTGGCAGGGCTTTCTACTCAGGAGATTGCAGCTATAAAAGGGTTATATGTTGCAGCATAAGGAAGTAGTAGGGGCACTGGATAGGTTGATAACGTTCGAACAAGCGATTTATGGAACGGATGAATCTAACCAGCACAAAATAACAGGATGGGAGGATATTGATTCTTATCCAGAAGTGTATGCGAAAGTAGTCGAGCCAACAGGGATGGAAACATTTCAGGGGGATCAGATGGTAGCGGTAACGGCGACGAGTTTTACAATCAGGTACAGGACGGATATAACCGTTCAAAACAGGGTGGTTTATAACTCAAAGTATTACGACATACACGCGATCCTTGAGATTGGGAGGAAACGGTTTTTGAAACTCACTTGTGAGAGTGGTGGACAGTACAAAGAGACAACGACATGAGCGTAGTGATAGCGATAACGGGCATTAAAGAACTGGACATGGTCCTGAAGATGATGCCACGCGCTATCGATGATAAGTTTATGCTGCAGGTCAATACCGAAAAGGCTAAACCATTAGTCCAACGGATGAAACTAACAGCACCGGAAGGGCCGACTGGAAATTTGGTTGATTCTATTGGAGTGGTGAGGATGAGCAAACGATTAGGACAACTTGGAACAGTATGGGTAGGACCACGACGCAAGGGAGGGCACAGAGGATTTGCGGGTCACCTGGTGGAGTTTGGAACGAAGCAACGGAGGAATAAGCGTGGAGCGAATAGAGGGATAATGCCAAAGAAACCATTTGCAGAGCCGTCTTTTATAGCTACCGCACCTCAGATTAAAGCCGGAGAGACAGAGGCGATTGCAAAAGTATTGGTTAAGACGATGCGGAGGTACTTGAAATGACTTCCGGGATCATTGAAATATTGATAGAGGATTCAAACGTCATTGCTTTGGTTGGCTTGGATTACAGAGGGCAAGTTAAAGTTTATCCGACGGTAGCGCCTGAACAAAGTCCGGGATACGTGGTGGATGCCCCTTATGTGATTGTTACGGAGACGAGTTTGAATCCAACATTAGGGAAAGACTGTCCATCGACATTGGACTTTCCCAGATACGATGTATTAGTCTACTCGACAGACTTCAGAGAGACGGAAATGATTCAGGAAGCGTGTCGGGTGTGTTTGGATAACGGGCAGGCGTGGACAACAGAGACAGTAGATTTCGATTCAGTGTGGATGGCAGACAGAAGGGATTTGTTCGCGCCGGGATCCGGTCAAACGGGCGGTATGTATGTAAAAGTAGGGACGTATGCAGCAGCAGCCAAACGGACGATCACGTAAGTACGCGGTTTGTGTCCGTCGATATGGGATCTACCCAATAGGGACACGGTTGCAGATGAGGACGGAGAAGTTTGAAGAATTGAAAGAGAAAAAAATAGTAACAGAATATACAGGCCAATGGCCACCACTAACGAAAACGAAATTTAACCTTAAAGACTTAAAATAATGGCAAAGACTACCGGCAAAATAAATGGTACTCTCATCTTGGTGGATGCCGATGGCACTACCATGGGATGTAGCACGAACGCAACACTGACCATCACCAACGTGCGGTTAGAGACTACGTGTAAGGACGACAACGGGGCGAAGACATACACGCCAGGTTCACAGGACTGGACCCTTGAGGCTGAAGGCATGGTGATCTATGAAACGCCTTCCAACCACACCACTATCGCCACGCTGGCCATTGGACAGACGGAGGCAGACTGGACGTTTGGAACATCCAACGTGGATGATCCTGTATTTTCAGGAACTGGTTTCATTGAAAACCTTTCTATCACTGCACCACTTAACGCACCGGCGACGTGGTCATTTAGTGTAGCGGCTACTGGTCCAATCTCAATGTCAAATACCTAATGGACAGGAATCAAAATGTGATTTTAGACCTGAATGGTCGCACTGTTGGACTTCGGTTTGATAACTGGGCTTTTAAAGAAACCCAACTTAAAACCGGAAGTACAGGGGTAATAAATCTATTGAACAGGATAGGGGTAGATGACTCCAACATAGATCTAAATGCGCTAATAATTTTTGGAGTTGAGGCATATCATTCCTATCAATACAATCAAAAATTAACAGGTGTTATTACAGATCGTGAAATGTCAATCATAATTGATGAGTGTGGTGGTCCATTAGATTTTCTGATAAAAATAAGTGAAGGGCTAAGGACATACGTACCAAAAAATTCATATCCCCCGCAGATGGTGGGGGAGATTTCACAGTAAATGATATGTTCCAAGTTGCGCGAGAGGAGCTTGGAATGACGATAGATGACTTTTATTCATGTACCTGGTATGATTGGGGCGGATGGGTAGCACGAATAAACGAGCAACAGAGAAAACGAATAGAAGATAAGGAGTTGTTAATGGAAATGTTCAGGTCCAGTTTGTCTTATTACTATAACTGGAATAGTCCAACGAACAAATTGAACCCGCAGGACTTTTGGAAGTTGTCATATGATAAACAGGTGCCAGAGGAGGAAGTAAAAGAGGTTAATGAAACCGTCAAGCGGTTAGAACGAATAGCAAAAGAGAGAAAACGCCGTGGCTGAAACCATACTCGCAAAGTTAGCTGTTGAAATTTCTGCGAAGGCCACGCAGTTTGGAAAGGTATTATCTGATCAGGAGAAAGCACTCAAAGGCTTTTCAAGCGGAGTGCAGAACGTATCCAATCACTTAAAAGGAATTTTAGGAACCATAGGCGTCGCCTTCTCAGCGGGGGCAGTAGCCAATTTCACGTTAGAGGTTGCAAAATTAGCCGGAGAAGCTGAAGGTGTTCGTGCTGCGTTTGACCGACTGCCGAATAGCATCCAATTAATGGGTGAACTTAAAACGGCCACAGCAGGAACTGTTTCAGAGTTGGAGTTGATGAAGCGTACAGTCCAGGCTTCAAACTTTGGCATCGGTTTAGAGTCACTTCCAAAATTACTTGAATTTGCAGCAGTACGCGCACAACAAACAGGGCAGTCAGTTGACTACTTAGTGGATTCTATTGTAACTGGTATCGGTAGAAAGTCTCCATTGATACTTGATAACTTAGGCATTTCAGCGGTCAGATTAAAAGAACAATTCGGCGGGGCAGCATTAGAGGCACAAAGCATAGGAGATGTAGCTAAAGCAGTTGGTAAAATAGCAGAGGAAGAACTTACTAAAATGGGTGACCTCTCTGAGAACACAGCCACAA